GAAGCCAGCTCCACGACCGGGCGAAGAGTATACTTCTCCATCACTGGCGCGTTGTTAGACGCCGCGTCGGGTACAGCCCCGACAAAACTGAGTGATGGGAAGATCACGTTCTTGTAGAACGGCTCCCGCTCGCGCTCATGAAGCGAGCGCTCTTGGGCGGTGTTGAGCATCTTGAAGCCCACCTTTAGTGGCGCTGGCGCCCCGGCCATCTTGCGTACCATCTCGGCGAGCACGAGCCACGCAATGAAATCGAAACAGGCTGGTCCAGCCGAGATATCGTAGCAGATACGATCGGCCTCTGCGAGATTCGCGGGCTCCAGTGGCGCCTCATAGTGAGAATGTGCCCGCGACAGCAGTTGATACTTCAGCGTGTCCAGTCCCCAGTTCGCCACGAACGACAGTTGCAACGCCCCGCCATAGTCAGATACAACATGCTTGAGGTTCTCGCACGCCACAAGTCCTACAAAGCCTATCTGTCCGTGCTCTTTGGCACGCTTGAGCCAACGCTCCAACAAGGCAACAGCCTCGTCGTTACCATCAGCCCGCTTGATAGGAACTTCCATCGGTCGCATACTTCTCTCCTCCAAAATGGCCCAGTGGGCTGTACATACCCACTGGGCAGTCGAGTCAGCGATTAGGCACGTAAGCGATAATCACCTCGAATGCGCCGGTACTTGCAGTACCGGCCCAGGTCGCGGTGATCTTGGTCTCCAAGGTACGGGGGCGGCCAGTGGCCACCGCCATCTCGTCGATAGCGACAAAACCTCCGGTCGTGAGAGCGAGGGTCAAGTCGGTAGCATAGGCGTCGCCATCCGCAGAGGTGACACCATCCGTGGCGTAGCCGATGTCCACAACGTTCGTAGTCCCTGTGAAGTCGGCTGTTACGAAGACTCCGCTGAGCCCCGCGAGCACCAGAGCGCCTGGAGGGAGGGTACCAATGTTCACAACCGTAGCGGCAGGCGTTGTGAGGACGTTGATAGCCTTGCGGAGGTAGTGGACCAGTTGTGCGCTGGCGTAGTCTCGAGCAGGCACGCTGCTGTTTAGAGAGGTTGTCATTGGTGTGCCTCCTAGTCGGCCGCCGACGCGAAGAACCCGGTCGCAACGCCCCACTGCTTCAGGACGGAGCTTGTGTTCGGGTGCTTCTTGAACATCTTCGCCACGCCATAGGCCATCTCGATGCCTGTGCCAGTGATGAAACCGTAGTCGTCCTCTTTACGGAACGTCGGCTTCGCCATCTGCCCCCAAGCAAAGACCGCTGCCTGCTGACCGCACAGGAATACGGGCTCGACTCGGGCTGACGTAGTACCCGCTGTCAGGAGGGTGGTCCAGACGTTGGTTACGAACTGCGAAATCTCAGGCACACACCTGACAATCACGCCGTCATAGATCTGGTCACCATCTTGGAAGATCGGGTTCTTGGAGACGCCACTGCCCTCGCGGGGTCTGGCGTCTTTGTTGATAGTCTCAAGAGAGATCTTGAGATCGCGGAACGCATTAGTTCCGGCGAAGGCAACGAAGTGCTCATACCCGTCCTCGGTCCTGTGGGGCCGAATACGAGGGTTCGCATTCATCGCGATCCGCTTCAGCAACGACAGATTCGTAGCGGTGAACTTGTCGTTGACAGTATCAATGGTCGCCAGCGCAGTCGCGTGGGTAGCATTAAAGTTTGACGTTGCTGCGCCGTAGAGCACCCGATCCGAGTTGTCCGCGTTCCAGGTGTTACGCTGGGCCGCGGTCGCAAGATCGTATTGGATGCCGTTAACTCTCACCCCACCCGAAGAGGCAGGAAGAGTCTCAGAGGGAAGGGCCATCAGCGCAGCGATCAGCTCGTCGCGTTGTAGTTCCTTGCCCCAGTCGCTCAGCAGAGGCTTGGCCTCACCGAAGATATCGGCCGAGTCCTTGTGCTGTTCGGACTTGATAGTAACGACGGCGTGACGTGCCCACTCGATGCGAACCCGCATCCCGTAGTTGTCGATCTTTTCCTCGTTACCTACCAGAGTCTCAGTAGCAACTCCCGCCCCAGTCAAGCGTGTGACCAGAGGGATATTCATGTCCTCGCCGCCCGACTTGAGTTCCTGCCTCATGCGGATGATTGCAGTGAGGCCGGTCCCCTGGTACGGAGAGAACATATTCTCGCGAACGAACTCCCGGTTGATCTCCTGAGTAAACCGGATGAGTTTGTTGTTGGTTTCGATAGTTGACACAGCCATAGCTGTATCCCCTCCTTAAAACTGTATGGTCGTGACCATTTCGGTCAGGACCATACTTATCGCTTGTCGCCCAACGCGTAGGCGAACAAACTTTCGTTGCTCAGGTCTCCAACAGACGCACCGGCGTTAGACGCTGCGGCCGTTGTCCTCGAGAGCGTTGGCGGTAGCCTAACTTCAGAAGGTTTGGTGGCAGCACTTCCGCGGACCTTTTCGAGTACTTTGGCCTGGAATTGAGGATCAGCCATTCTGGCTTCAAGCTGCCTCTCAAACCAAGCGTTCGGATCGTCGCCGACCGAGGCCAGCACAGACTGGCGCTTGTGCCACTGTACCACTGCATCGTATCGGTTGGGCGACTGAACTACTCGCTCGTAGTCAGCGGGGTCGAGACTCTCTGCCGCACGGGCCTGCAAGAAGGCCTGTTCGGCTTCCTCCACCTTGTCCTCACCGTGCCTTGCCGCAGCGACCATCTTGCCCATATACATCAAGTTTCGTCGAGTTTCCTCGGCGTAGGGCTGGAGGGTCCGCATTATCAGCTGTTGTGTCGCTGCGTCAGGATTATCGAAGAAGTCCGGCTGCTTTTGGTTTTGCTGGATATGAGCCGCGACCTCGTTCAGACGCGCTTCGAGCATCCGCGCGCGGTCTTCGGCCATTCTTCGAGCTTCGGCCTCCTCTCGGAGTCGCCAGGGCGGAATAGTGGGCTCCGCTGGCGGTTCGACTGGAGGTGGTGCAGGTGGTGGTTCCGGCTCCGGCTCGGACGCTGCCGGTTCTACCGGAGGCGGCTCGAGTGCCGCAGTTGCCGTGTCGAACAGCTCTTTATCGGATGGCTGTTCAAGAGTCTTTTCGTCTGCCATTCTCTCTTCCTCTCCGCCGTCTCGTCGCGGTCACGATACTGTAGGACTATCGTTCCTACGGACGTGTGCCATATCGTAGGCACTGACGTTATCGACGCTGGTAGTCTCCCGGCTTAAGCTGATCTATTCCTCCGCGCCGCTTCGGTGCCACGCTCGGTAGCTTTCCTCCGGGATCGGCCTCGGCGAATTCCTTGCCGACCTTCTTAGGGATACCAATAGTGCTCTTGCCTGCGGCTGCAGCGTGCATTGCGCGTCTCTGGGCCTCTGATACTGGGGGCATCACTTACCCTCCTTCTTCTGATGTGCTTGAAGGGCCTCAAGAATGGATCGCATCTCTGGATCAAGCGCTGCAGCAGCCCCGCCTCCGCCGCCCGCAAGACCAACGAGGATCGTGTCGATCTTCTCGTCCGGGAGAAACTGTCTCAGGATTTCACGGCGCCTCTCAAGCGCAGGACCAATAAGTCTCTTAGTTTCTTCTGTAGCACTCAAAGCCTTAACCACTTCCTCTTGGGGGAGACGTAGCAGCGCCTCTCTCGCCGAGGCCCCAAAATCGGGTCTCTTACCATATATATGAGACCCCATTATGTCGGCTTGATCCCACTTTACATCGCTAGGACTAGAACTGAAAGCTCTCTTTTCACCGAAAGGATTATAATCAAGAGCAGCTCCAAAATCTATTCTTGCAGGTTTACCTGCTGTCGGTACCAGCACATTATGCCCGTGCAGATCAGTATTTTTCAACCAAAGATCAGTTGCCATATGCTTACTAAGGTCCTTAGTAACGCTCTCTGGTACAGTGTAACTAGGATAGAGGTCTGCAAGAGTCTTGCCAGGAATGATCTTGCTGGCTATTGCAGGGTGCCCTTCTCTGACTGCCCTGTAAGTCTGCGGAACCGGAGCACCCGTCAAACCATACAGCTCTCGAGCTATACGCTCAGTCTGAACGTGTCCCTCTGGTCCCGACTTCAAGTAGAAATCCTCACCGGTTGGAGTACGATAAAGTCCACCCGGACTCACACCGCCTCGCGGTCCAACTTGTGTCCATCCAGCTGTGTCAATCTCCGGAACGAACTCTTTACTGTACTTTGGAGTATGTACAGCAGGCATCGCAGGTGCCGCCTCTAACGCCTTAGTTATATCGCCCTTAGATACGAGATATGGATCTGAAGGCGGTGCTCCAGGTCGCTTAGCACGTTGTAGTATCTCTTCCAACTCCCTTAGTCGATCTGTAAACGGCGGCCTAGCTGGCCCCGCGCCCAGAGCGCCCTTCGGCGCGCTTACTGCTGTTCCTCCCATAGGCATCATGCCCAATTCCAGTACCGGCTTCGGGTTATAGTCCCCGCCGAAGGCGGCTGACAGGGACTCTCGTTTCGCGTCCTCAATAGTCTGGGCCATTCCCTTAGCGGCTCCGATAGCCATCTGTCCGGGCACGCGCTGGGCTCGACCCACAGCTTTAGCGTACTGGGCCAGAAAATCAGTCCAGCTAGGAGCCTCTAGCTCTTCCAGTTTACTGGTCATCTACATCACGCGTGAATAGCGAACCCGAACACCTTCCAGCCCAGCAGGAAGAACAGCACGAACACTAGGAAGGTCATTCCCCCTATGTGCCGATCACCTTCCCAGGGCCGACCCCATCCCCAGAAGATCAGTGACAGGATCATGAGTAGCCAAAAGATAAATCCTATAGACATGTTACGCTCCATTTCCGTTGGTTTGAGCGGCAGGCTTCTGTGCCGCTTGTCGTAGACTCATTTGATGCTTTTCTTCGGCCTGTCGCAGGCCCATATCATTCTTGACCTGGTTCATCTGGAGGTCCTGTTGCGACTTCACCTGATTGGACTGCAGTTTGGCGAACTCTCCACTGATCTTGATCTGAGACAACTCGCGCTGGGACTGGACTTTGGCCGCAAGCTCTTGTTGCTTGAGGCCGTGTTCCTCGCGCTTCATCTGCATATCCATCTGCTTCTCTTGGAGCGCGCCCGGATCGCCCTGAGCAGTCTCCTGGGCCTTGGCGAGGTTCAGTTGGGTCTTGGACTTGGTTTCGTCCACCTTCGCGGCTTCACCCTGAAGGGTGATCTGTTTGCCCTGCTCTTGAACCGGATCAGGTTTGTTCAGGATAGCCAGCAGCTTGCGTTTCACACTCGCCTGGAGCGGCGATAGTTCGAGGAGGATCTGTGGAGGTATATTCGCGCCCTGCGCGGTCAAAGCGACCAACGTATCGTAGGCGTCTGCCATCATGTTAATCTCGTCCGGCCCCTCGTCCAGTATGAAGTTCACATCGAGCTGTCCGACCGCATTTATCATCCTGGGCATACCCGTGCGCGGGTCTATTCCGACCCCGTTCAGTGTTACCGTCTGCTCGATGCCCTCCACGTCAGTCACCCTGATCCAGCGCTCTGCGACCCAATAACGCTGGACGGCGTTCCATATAGCTCGATAGACACGGAGCTTCCAGTTCTTGACTCCGATAACGAAGGGACCGAGTTCGGCGATCCCCGCCTGTTGTAGCAGATTGATGGCTCGACCGGACTTGTATTCCAGTCCTTGACCAATGAGTGCAGGATTTGGTCCGAAGTTTTCAATCTCATTTTTGGCGTCCTCTAGAAACTTCAGTTGGCCCTCGACGTTCGCGATCCTCGCCGCGTCGTCGAACTCCATCTCGAAGCCCTTGTTGTAGATAACTATACCGTCTGGGCGAACTGCCTCACGACGAGCTACTTCCACGTCAGCAAAGGCCCCATCTTCGGCCTTGATCCGCCTTGACATCAGCTCGTGCAGACCCTTTGACCGCCGCTGATTGATCTCGTCCTGCGATGATCGCAAGTTGCGAATAAAGCCGTAGCGATCCCCATCGTGGTCTACAAAGGCCGAGAACATGATGAATTTGCAGATGGGCTCATTCTTCTCGTTGAAGAAGTATCCCTTGCCTTCACGCAGCTTGTGCGCGCCCGTGAACAGACACCAGCACCATCCACCCTTGTGGCGATACCAAATCTCGACCACTCGAATGCGCTTGTACTGAGGACTTACATCGAAGAACCGCTTTTCGCGGTCGGGATCAGAGGAGAGGTTCGATCCGCGCTGAAACGAGTTCTTGATTTCCTCTTCCATATCTGGGGCGAGGTCGATAGCATCGTCGATATCAAGCCACTTTCCCACGCCCATAAAGCGAGCATCGCTGAAGTCACGCTCATACGAGCGCGGGTCGTAGAAGAAACTGTCCGTTTGGACGTGAGCAAATCCGATGTCCATGTCTCCAGCGTCGCCGCGCTCGAGTATCATCTCAATCCCGCCCAGTCCATCCACGGCTCCGTTCTCGATGGCGCTGGGAAAGTGCTTCTCTCGCAGGTCGTTGTTCACGACGTAACGAACTGTATGCGTGGCTAGTTCCGCGGCTGTCTCGTCAGTGGTTCGCGGATTGGTCGGAAAGCCCTTCGGGTCCTGCTTGAGCTTCTCCATCAGCCCGACAATAGAGTCCACTTTTCGCGAGATACGATTATAGGTCACCACTGGTTGTCTGCGCTTGTTAAAGATTTCGACCTGGCCCGTAGTCCACTGTGCGCCGTGGCGGTACTGTCGAGCGTTCTTCTGCTCTTGGATTTCCTCCTGCTTGTCAGCCAGATAGTCCTCATACGCTTTGACGCACTTGCCATGCGACCAGTACTTGGCCTTGTCCTCATCAGCCGCATTCTCCTCGCGCGGCCGCTTCGCGCCAGGCATCAGGGGCGGGCTAATATCGCGTCTCTCTGCTTCGTAGGCCATTAGCGGCGTCCTATAACGTATCTGTGTGTTCTCTTACGCTTTCCGTAGTCCGAGGAGAGGTTTCTGCCGATTGGATAGGTGTAGAAGTCCGGCGGCGGCTCCGGCTCGGGCTCTGGGGGAACCGCAGCTGCAGCTATCGACCCAGAGATAGCCGCGTCGGATATTGCAACTGCGCCAATTCCAGCATCGTCCATCACAGTCACTCATCTTAGGCCTTCGGACTCTCAAGTATACCATCTATGATGTTCATCAGTTCCCGGCTGACAGTGCCAAATCGAAACTCTCTGGTCAGTTTGGTAAGCAGAGTGTAGTCACTGTCCTCGAACTTCAGTTCCGTAGTCTCTTCGTTGGCGGCCTCGGCCACATCGAGCACCCGCAAACGGTTCCGCATCTCCTCGAAAGTGACCCCCTTGTCGATCGGTTGCTTAGCCACTATCTTGATAACTTCGACAGTGTTAAGGCCAGGAAGTCCGTTCACGATCTTAACCAGTCTCATGTTCTCCTCCAACTTCTAGGTTACAGACGGCTTAAGGGTTTGCTTCTTCGAACTCTTCCTGATCGACAGCGCGGTGATAGTTGTTGGAATACTGCACGGCGATCTTCGTCGGCTCCAACAACTGATAGAGATCCCGCAAGATCTCGCCCGCCCGCTTGCCGTTTACCAGCGTCATGTTCGCGGTCGGGATAGGCGGCACACCAGGCTTCGGCGTCGGGACGCCCTTTTGCTGCAGCTCTTTGCCCAGGTCGAAGAACGCCTGCAGCCCAGCCTGCTGCTGTGCGGTCAGGAATGTGAAGTCTGCCCAGGTGTAAGTTGCCACCAAACTTCTCCTTCTATGCTGTCCTTGTTAGTCTCGCAGACGACCCGACACGGATAGTCGTGGTGGTCGCTGCTATCTGCGAGCTGTGCCAAATCTCAAGATCGCCTGCGGCGGTGACGATCACCACGCCCTCAACTCTCATGAGCATATCGAGGGTAGTTGATCCAACGCCTTCGCTCATCGTGGTCGGAGTAGCGGTCGAGTACGTTTGCGTCGCCCAGGCGTTCATCACGCCGCCAGTCACGAGCGCCGCACCGCTTTCCTCCTCGGTGAGACCGTTGCTGGCAGTGGTGATGGTCGAAACGTCATAGCGCATGAACGCCTTGACGGCGGCAGTTCCAGTAAAGTTGAGCCCTATGCCAAGGCCGGTCGTTGCAGTGCCAGACTGGAAGATCAGCCAATACTCGACAACGTATGTTCCAGGCTGGACGCCTGGAAACTCCAGCTCGGTTATCTCGGTGCCGGTGACGCCAGTGACACTGTGAACATTGTTGAGCCGCTTCGTACGAGGGACGTAGCTCGCAAATGTTGATGTGCCAGCGACCAGCGTGCGAAACAGAAGGTCACTATCCTCACTGGCGCCTGTTACATCAGAAAGAACCGCCTCTATCGTGCCCGCAATTTCATTGTTAGCGCTCGATGTCTCGACCTCGAACTCCACCCCAACGCCGATGCCAGCCGCCGGAGTGCCAGAACTGGTCGAGGTCAAACGCTGCACGTAGGTGACCGCGTTGGTGGTGGCGGTTTCCTGCTCAACATGAAGCAACCGATCTGCCGCCTGGTTGCCTATTGCCCACTCACCAGTCGAAGCAATGCTCCCCCGACCAGTGTTATTCGTATAAAATAAAATAGGTTCTGCCGTTTCGGTTAATACAATCAAATAACCGTCAGAAGCATGTAATCGAGTTTGCCCCCCTGAGTGACTTGCAACGAGGGATATTTCCGCATCCGTGCCGGAGCGAACGATCTGCTGCATCTGGGCGCTGCCGCCCGTATTGGCATTTTCAGTTGTATTGAACAAAAGCGAATTGTCATCCAGAAACGCACCAACTCCCAATCTGGAAATATCAAGTGCCGTAAGCAGGGAGCCAGCTTGCATCGTCTTGAATACAAGCTTGAAATCCTCGCTTGCGCCGGTTACGTCGGTCGTCACCGCCTCGATGGTGGCGCCGACCTCGTTGTTGCCAGCGGCAGTCTCAACCTCGAACTCCATGCCAACGCCGATGCCGTTCGCTGGCGTGCCGTGCGTAGTCGTGCGGGTGAGGCGTTCAGCGTAGAGAACGGTGGCAGCCGCAGCGTCCTCAATATTTACTGTCAACTTACCATCGTCAGTGAGTGTTGCGGTGCTGTCCTGGGCATTCGCAGTACCGTTCCAGCGCATCACATGTTCATCAGTGCCAGAACCAGATATGCCACTGCCAACACCAGGGAGTGACGACCAGTTGACCTTAATTAATTGATCGGTCGTACCATCGTAAGCTAACAGCATGTCGCCGGTCGTAGGACTGGCCTCGGTCGTGATATCGGCGAGCGCTGCGAACTTGACCACTCCGGCGCTGTCGTCCCAGAACATGATCTGATCAAGGTTTGGATCGGTCAATGAGGTTCCCGTGCCGCCGTCCGCGAGGGCTACGTCGGTGCCGCCGGTGGTGTAGAAGTCGGCGCCGCTGAGCGCACTGTTGAACTCGGTCGCCGTTCCGGAGACTGTGTTGTTGGTGAGACTGATGGTCTTGTTGGTCAGTGTTTGGGTGTGCGCTTCGAACACAAACGTGTCGCCTGCTGTAAGCAGCGGCAGCGTCACCGTTCGATCCGCCGCAAGATTGCTGACTGCGAAGTTGTAGAACTGACCCCCCGCGCTATCAGCGATCTTGGGCGTGATCAGCGACGGCGTGTTCGCGAACACCAGGGCGCCGGTGCCGGTTTCATCGCTGACCAGGGAGATCAGGTTGGCACTCGATGGCGTCGTGGCAAAGGTATCGAACCCTGCCGCGCGCGTGATCAGTGCCCATGAGGTCAGATCGGCGTCGAGCGGTTGCCCAGTCGCCGTCGTTAAAACTGCGTTGCCCCCCGAGGTCACGGATGAGGCGCCTAGCGCCCCAGTGCTCGAGTTGAACGTCAGATTGGCGTTGGTCTTGGGACCGAGGTCGCCCGTGGCGGCGGTGAAAAAGGCCACAAAACAAGTGGTGTCGGTGGCCTCATTGGCGACCGTAATGAGGGTCGGCGTGCCGCCGGTGGCCGCTACTCCACGCCACGTATTGGTGCCGGTGTCGTAAGCGAGAACGAACTCATCGGTGACCGCCGTCAGATTGACGATCATGTCAGTGTCGCCGGTCGTGATCGTCAGCGTGCGATCGGCCGTGAGATTGCTGCCGGGCTTGACGATCAGATCGTGCGTCGCATCGGTGTCGAGCAGATGCAGGCCGGTATTGGGAACAGTCAGTACGGTGGGAACAAGGATATCTGATGGGAACGAGAGCACCGGATTGCCGGCAACTCCATCGCCGTCTGTGACTGTGATTTGTGCGGTCGTGCCGGTGATAGTCCGGCCGGCGAAGGTGTCTGCCGCCGTTTGAGTTAACAGCCCATTGGTGTTATAGGCCGCCAGCGCATTCAAGGTCGTGTCGAGGGTGACATTGGTGCGAGTGTTTGCTCCATCATCAGCGGCAGTGAAGCCGCCGCCGACGAAGTTGAGTGTCGTTCTCGCCGTGAGGCCGCTGCCCTCCTCTTGGATTGTCGCGTAGCCGCCGGCTCCGGCTGTGGCGTTGAGCGTGGTGCCGCTCATCGAGAGATTGGTACCGAGCGTGATCTCCTCCCAATCACCGGCGCTGCCGCTCTGGCGCCCGAGCAGCCGTGAGGCATTGGCCGATGGCGTCAGGTTGGCGTAGGGCAGGTCACCGGTGATGGCATCAGTGTCGGCAAGATCGAGCGCGCCCCAAGCGTAAGTCGAGGCACCGGTGACGCGCAGCACTTGTCCAACAGTCGAGCTATTGGTGATGCCCGTGATGGCAGAGGTGCCGTTGCCTTGCAGTAGGCCGGTGAGCGTGCTGGCACCCGTGCCACCATCAGCAACCGCAACGTCGGTGCCGCCAGTGACGTAGAAATCGGCATCGCTGTTTGCTGTATTGAACTGAGCTGTCGTGCCTGACAGCGTGTTGCTGGACAGATTTATGGTCTTATTAGTCAGCGTCTGAGTGTGAGCCTCGAACACAAATGTATCGTTGCCGGTGAGCAGTGGCAGTGTGACCGTCCGATCAGCAACCAAGTTGCTGACGGCAAAATTGTAGAATTGACCGCCAGCGCTGTCCGCGATCTTCGGCGTGATCAAACTGGGTGTGTTGGCAAAGACGAGAGCGCCCGTCCCGGTCTCATCCGTCACCAGTGAAAGGAGGTTGGCGCTCGACGGCGTAGCAACGAATGTATCAAATCCGGCAGCCCGGGTAATTAATGCCCACGATGTAAGATCGGCATCGAGTGGCTGGCCCGTCGCCGTTGTCAGCACATTGACGCCCTCGACCGCCAGCACACCGGCCGAGGCGCGGCTCAGCGTCGTGTCAGAGGCAGCGCCCAGCTCTATGGTACCTACCGTGAGCGCCGCCGTGGTGCCGATGCTCATCGCACCAGTGTTGGAATTGTAGGTGAGATTGGCGTTGGTCTTCGGGCCCAGCTCACCAGTTGCCGCCGTAAAAAAGGCCGGAAAGCAGGTCGTGTCGGTCGCCTCGTTAGCAACCAAGATGGTAGGGAGGCCGGTGCAATTCGTCAGCACGCCGGACGTAGGCGTGCCCAGGAGGGGGGTGACCAGCGTAGGCGAGGTGGCGAAGACCAGCGCGCCAGAGCCAGTGTCGTCAGTAACCAGTGCATCGAGGTTGGCGGACGTGGGGGTAGCCACGAAGGTGTCGAAGCCCGCCGCTCGCGTGATCAGTGCCCATGAAGTCAGATCAGTATCAAGCGGCTGGAACGTCGAGGCAGTGACTGCAATCGTGATTGTATCCGTAGCGGCATTGGTGGTCAGCGTGATGGCGCTACCCGCCGCCAGAGTGAGTATATCGGGAGCGGCATCCGCGACGACATCACTCTGGCCACTGACCTGGATAGTACCAAAGGCATTGCTGCCACTCGGCGTCTCCCAAGTCATCGCTGTCGCGCCGCCGCCCTGCGATGTCAGCACCTGCCCAGCCGAACCAGCGGTCGTCGGTAGATTGAAGTTCCAGGTACCGGCGACGGCTTGGGGCTGTATAGTGACGGCACCGCTGGTGGCTCCCGTCATCGTCAAAGTGACCGGTAGGGACAATGTGGTGCTGGACAAAGACATATGGGTCGCAATGCCAGCCGCACTACCACCAACACCGAAGCGCATGAAGGTGCCAGCGGTGTCAACCCAAATGCCACTGGATGCAGTATCAAGAAAGACTAAGCCACCACCAAAGCCTCCACTTAATTGCAGCGCACTATTGTCGTTTGAGTTCGGGGCAAATGTAGTCGTAGTAATAGTCAGCGTGTTGTCGTCCTTATTGTAGACCAAGCCGCTATCGCCGCCGAAGGCCCCGCCATCGTTAAACTGAACTTGTGTATCGACCCCACCTGCCGCCGTCGTCCAGGTGCCGTCCGCCCGCAGAAAGTTCGTGGTCCCACCACCAGAGGCCGGAACGAGTCCGATCGCAGCACTGGTAAACACAAAGGGATAGATCGCGCTGGCCGGGTGAACTGCTATAACGTCCTTAGTCCCGGCCGAAAAAGAAACTGCCAAACCCCCATTCGACGAAGAAAGCACCGATGTCCGTGTTAGCCCGAGCGCCCCGTCGGAGGTCGCCAGCGAGACCTCCCACTCGTTCGCCGTGCGATGAACTATGACGATCCAGATAGTATCCGCCGCCGCACAAACCGCGCTGAAAGCCCGATATGCAGTAGGTGGAGTTCCGGTGACTGCTATAGCCCCGGTTCCGGTGCTCGTGGTAGTGTCTCTGACGCGATCTTCGATCTTGTGCGCCATCAGTAGGTCACCCAGTCTCCTGGGGCCTTGGAGACCCGTTGAGCATAGCCCACTTTGACCGCGACGGGCGTTTTCTCGATTTTAGGTGTGTAGGGTCGAGACATACAGGCGTAACGCCACTCGTCCGCCGCGTGATCCTCGGACTCTGTGTTTACATCCTCCATTCGAGCGGGATCGTGTTGGAGGGCTGGGATCGTTCGGATAGATGCCGCGTGCGTGCTGAGGCAGTAGATCATTGGGAGACCATCTTGCCCAACTAAGCGCGCCCGCAGTTGATCCCAGCCCCCCATCGAGCCCCTCTGGGGGACACGAGCGTTGTCCGCAGCGTGGAAAGGACGCAAACGTGCGGCTAAAAGCGTCTTATTAACCCGTTCAGCGATTGACGGGCCTCCGTCCTCTCGAAAACAGGCCGGATCGAGCACTGCGTAGCGCAGCGCGGGGTCTTTTGCTCGTTTTTCGCGGTCTGCGATGCCCTGAGCGACCTGTTCCGCGGTCAATTTCAGACCTACGTTAAAGGAAGTGGTCATTCCGTACCATTCTCGGTACCGAACAAGTGCTCCACGAGGCACTAAACGCTCTTTTTTCTCGGTTCTCTGGTTCGGAGCCCAGTAATCGTCGCTCGCGATAGCCCACCAGCCGACTGAAAAGGGCCGACTCGACCCCCAGTCCATCGCGCGGAACCGAACCCACTCGCGCGGGAGGTCAAAAGGCTCTAAAACGTGCAAATCGTAGCGCCAACAGTCGAAATAGGCCCCCTCTACGACTGTCCAGTCTCCCTCAAGCCACGCTCGCACCATAGCGTCACTGGCAAGGCCGCGGAGTCGATCTCCGTAGGTGGGATCGGCGGATAATAGGATCTGATTATCTCGTAGTTTAGCGGGGATAAACATCCGCTTGGATTTAACGATTGGGTCCTCAATGTGGACGTAGCCCCCTGGATGCGGATCGACGAAATAAGCCTTGACCCAGTGATGACCCACGCCTCCGGGATTAGCTGCAGCCCGAATACGTTTTGTAGCGACTCCGTGAGCCGATCGTAGTCGGGCGCGGAGAAACCTGTATCCGTAGTCGCTGGGCCACTGTGTAAGCTCATCCCAGCCAATCCAGGTGTACTGGTGCCCCTGATATCGTGTGGCATCTGCATCCCTCTCCACATAGCGCATACGCAGACTGGCGCCGTTTGGCCAGGTCCAAGTTTTGGCCTGTTCGTGCCAAACAGCACCAGACGCGGGGTAGATCTCGCGCGACCGGCGGATCAAGTCCTCAAGCTCGTTGTAGGTTCGGCGGAACAGGATGCCTTGCCAGTGACGGCTGTAAGTCGGAACATCCTGCAGAAAATCGCCCAACAGGAAGTCCGACTTACCGCCGCCCGCTGCCCCGCCGTAAAACAACTCATCGCACCAGTCCGCCATGATAGCCTCGGTCTGAGGCCCAGGTTGTGGACTCCAGACCGGGGCCACAGTGCGGCGCTCTTGCGCGGCGGCTCGCATTTTCCCCTCCCAGGGACAGTGTGTCCGCGCGGGCCGTTGGCCCTACTGGAACCTGCGGATCAGGTCTGTCAGTGCCGCTACATGCGGGTCATCACGCTCGCCTCGTTCGATATGCCACTGTTCAATATCCCGCAGCACCGCAAGTGCCTCCTGCTCTCTCGCAGTTAGCCGCGGTCGCTGGGTTCTGAACTTGGGCTCCTCTGGAGCGGGCTCGGGCCTAGCCCGTTTTCGTCTTTTAGCCACGACAAACTCCTAGTCCGTGCGGGGCCGAGTGGCCCCTAGCGAGTTGCAGTAGCGCACTTTACCGCCCACATAGCTGCGTCCTCGTAGTGTGTCTGGGCCAAGGCCGCGAGGCGTGGGTCATTGTCCTTCATCTCTTCGCAGAGGTCGATCAGCTCGGCGGTCTTGGCCTTGATCACATCGACCATGTTCTCGGTTGAGGGATTAAAGGCCGATCGCACGCGTCGCTCGCCCAGTGTTTGTTCCACGACAGACATTACACTCCTCCATTGGGCCAGGTGGCCCATCCGTGGGGGCGTTCCGCCCCGCTCTCAGTTAAGTTTCTTCACCTCAGTAAACTCCCCGACGAGTTCCTTCGCCCGTCGAGCATTCCATTCCTCCGCAGTTTCTCGCGGAGGCCGGTCGATCAGGTCGCTAGACATCCGCAGGTGGACCTCCTGATTGGGGCCGTGGCCCGTGCGGTCTGCGAAGGTCTTAACGATGTCCAGGAGCATCGGGATGGACAGTTGTTCGGGGCTCTCCTGCATCCGCTCTTGGAGCATTTCGAGGGCGTCCAGGGACATGTTGGTCATCCGCTCGGTCATGTCCGCCATGATCGACTTACCCTCGGTGCGGTAGTCCGCGATAAGGGCCTGAAAGGCGGGGTCGTCCTCGAGTTGCTTCATGCGGATGTAGCTGTACCCGGTGATCAGCCCGGCCTGCGACTTTTTCATGCCAGTGGCTAGGCATCGCGCGAGCGCGTGGTGGCTCGCGTGGATACGCTGGAGAGGGTGCGGCGCCCGAGGCCGTGGAAGCTCGAGCGCCGCCAGGTCCGCCGCGGTTAGGTCGCGCTCGTACCCGATGTGAAATTCCTTGCGGGTGGCCCCGACAGTGCGGAAGTTGTCGAGGCTCTCGGCGAGATCGAGGCTGTCAACGAGTTCGTCCGCCGCGTTGTCAGTGTCGTTCATTGTGGTCTCTCTCAGGGTGGTGTTCCCGCAGTCGTTTGAGCAGTTGCTCACAGGCGATCAGTCCGGCCTCTTGCCGCGCCCGTCTATAGTCCTCGTCGTTCAGCGGCTCCAGCGGGACCTCAAGCGGTCGCCCGAGCGGATGGGACTTTGTCCCCTTGGGTATTGCGCGTCGCATGATCGGTCTCCGACCGTGCCCAGGATTGTACGCCTTCGCGCGAGCGCGGTCAAGAGGAATTGCGCGAGAGCGCGCACGAAACCTCGGATAGGCGGTGCCAAAGACTCTGGATTAATTGTGAGCACTGGGTATGGTTGTTTGACTGAATTTCTCTCGCGGGGTCAGTGCGCCGAGCAATAAAAGTTCGTTTTTTGCCCCCTCCCCCTCATTTAATTGCGAATGTCACAGTGTCCCGCGTGCCACACCCACTCGAGGTCACACATGCGCGCACAGCATGACTGTCATGCGTGTACAGCGGTCATTCTTTTGAGTTTCGCCACATTGTCGCCACAGTCAGTATGTATGATCCGCTCATGGTTGATCAACGGGATCGACCAGACCAATGGAGAGTCAGATGCAACTCAATATCTTTGTTCCGAAGGCGAACTACACGTTCTCGGCCGAGGTCGAGTCACTCCCGACCGAGTCGCTGGAATATGTTATCAAGTACGGCGCGACGCAGGCCGTGGTCGATACCACTGCCGGGATCAAGCGATCGGACTTCACGACCGACGAGGAGTTCCACGAGGCCGCGCTGGTCAAGGCCCAGAAGCGCTGGGATCAAATCATCAGCGGGAACGTGCCGGGCAGTCGCGTCGCCGATCCGCAGGCGGCCGAGCGTCGGGAGTTCATGAAGCTGATGCGCGAGACCGGCGCGAGCGCCGACGACCTGAAAGCGGCCCTCCAGTTGGTCCGCGAGCAGAAGCAGGCCGAAGCGGCCTAACGACTCGAACCGGGGAGGCGCAAATGCCTCCCCATCGCGCGGCGAACTGTATGGC